TGTTCGGGGAGGAACAAGGCACCGAGAACGAACGCAAGTTCATGGACATGCTCAAGGTCATCGAGGCACGCAACGGCCTGAGCAGCAAGGAAGAGTTCACCAAGCAGGCCGACATGGTGCAGCGCGTCATCACCGCCACCGGTGGGCGCGTCGACTCCACGCAGTGGCTCGACTTCGTCAAGCGCGGCGGCATTGCCGCCAAGGGCCTTTCGAGCGAGGCGATGTACTACCAGCTCGAGCCCATCGTGCAGATCATGGGCGGCGCAAGCGCCGGCGTGGCGACCATGTCCGCCTACCAGAACCTCTACCAGGGCCGCACCACCAAGCGCGCCGCGCAGAACCTGATGAAGTACGACCTGATCGGCGACCCATCGAAGGTGAAGCACGACAAGACGGGGCAGGTCTCGTTCCTCGACCCCGGCGCGCTCAAGGGCAGCGACCTCTTCCGCACCAACCAGTTCGAATGGATGGAGAAGGTGCTCCTGCCGGCGCTGGCCGCCAAGGGCCTCACCAGCCAGGACCAGGTGAACGACGCCATCGGCTCCATCTTCAGCAACCGCACGGCGTCGAGCCTGTTCTCTCAGATGTACATGATGAGAGACCAGATCCACAAGAACGCGAAGCTCAACGCAGGCGCCTTCGGCATCGACGAGCTGGATGCCAGGGCGCGCAACAGCCTCAGCGGCCAGGAACTCGATGCGCAGGCACGCTTCAACGACACCATGCAGGAGGCCGGCCGCGCCCTGCTGCCGGCATACATCAGCCTGCTCAACACCGCGGGCAGCGCGCTCCAGCGCATCACCCAATTCGCCCAAGAGAACCCCGTGCTCGCCTCCTACATCGGCAAGGCCGTGCTGTGGGTCGGTCTACTGGCCGCCGGCTTCGGCGCGCTGAGCCTCGGAGCCGCCGCGCTACTCGGCCCGTTCGCTGTCATTCGCTACGGCCTGGGCCTCTTCGGCGTCAAGGCGGCCGTGCTCTCGCCCGTGCTCACCGTGCTCACCCGCGTGCTGGGGTTCGCGGCGACGGCCGTCATGTGGCTCGGCCGCGCGCTGCTGCTCAACCCGATCGGCCTGGCCGTCACCGCCATCGCAGTGGCCGCTTTCCTGATCTACAAGTACTGGGGCCCGATCAGCGGATTCTTCATCGGGCTGTGGGAGCGCGCGAAAGGCGCATTCGCGGCCTTCTGGCAGTACCTCGGCGGGTCAATGCCCGCGGCGCTGGCCACGGTCGGCACGGCCATCATCAACTGGTCACCCCTGGGTCTGTTCTATCAGGCCTTCGCAGGCGTGATGCAATGGTTCGGCATCGAGCTGCCGGCGAAGTTCACGACCTTCGGCGCGCAGCTGATGCAGGGCTTGGCGAACGGCATCACCGGCATGCTCGGCACCGTGCAAGCCGCCATCAATGGCGCGGCGGACTCCACCGTCGGCTGGTTCAAGGAAAAGCTCGGCATCCGCAGCCCCTCGCGCGTGTTCATGCAGGCCGGCGAGAACATCGTCGAAGGCGCCGCCATCGGCATCGACCGCACCCGGCCGCTGCTGCGCGCCGCGGCCCTGGGCCTCGCCGGCGCCGCGACCTCGGCGATGCCCGCCATGGCCGGCGACTTCCCACTCGCGCCCGGCAACTTCGACACCCGCGCCCCGCTGGCCGCAGCGCCGGCTGGCCGCTCTGCCGGCAGCGTCGTCGTGCAGGGCGACACCATCACCATCCACATCACCGCGGCGCCCGGCGCCGACGCCGGGCAGCTGGCGCGTGCCATCCGTGCCGAGCTGGACAAGCGCGACGCCGACAAGCGCGCCCGCGCCCGCGGCGCCTTCATCGACTACGACAACTGACATCCGCCATGCTCTGCCTCGGCCTCTTCGTCTTCTCGCTCGACACGCTCAGCTATCAGGAGCTGCAGCGCCGCAGCAGCTGGAAGCACGCCTCGCAGCCGCTCGTGGGCGCGCGCAACGCATCGCAGTACCTTGGACCGGGCGACGACATCATCACGCTCAATGGCATCGTGGTACCCGAATTCGCGGGCACCCCGGCCAGCCTGTCGGTGCTGCGCCTCATGGCCGACCAAGGCGCCGCATGGGTGCTGGTAGAAGGCTCCGGCACCATCTACGGCGCCTTCGTCATCACCGAGCTGCAGGAAACCCGAACGCTCTTCTTCGAGACCGGCGAGGCGCGCCGCATCGAGTTCACCCTCACGCTGCAGCGCGTCGACCAAGACGCCCAGGAAGTCGCCGAGCAGCTGATCGCCGACAGCATGGGCGACCTGGGCGCCCTACTGCAGGACGCGGCGGACAACATGGGCCTGTCGCTGGGCGTAGGCGGCAGCGCGGTTTGAACAGACCATGTCCGACGTAGACGCCATCACCGCCACGCTGCCGACAGTCAATGTCAGCGCCAACAGCTGCAGACGCGACACCCGGCGCGCCGCGGCGCACCTCACGCCCATCTGGCGCATCACCGTCAACGGCGCGAACGTGTCCGATCGCATCCTGCCGCGCTTCGTGCGCCTCACCATCACCGATGACCGGCAGAACGATGCCGATGAGGTCGAGCTCGTCGTGAGCGACCACGATGGCGCCGTAGAGCTACCGGAAACCGGCGACACCGTCGAAGTGGCCATCGGCTGGCTCGCCGAGCCCAACGCGGCGCCCTATCGCCAGCTCACCACGGAAGAAATGGGTTTCCCCGTCGGCCTTGTCGAGAAAGGCGCGTACACCGTGCAGGCGGTGGAGTACGTCGGCACACCCGACGAGATCACCATCCGTGCGCGGGCGGCCAACTTGCTCGACAGCCTGCGAACGCTGCGCGATGAGTCATGGCACAAGACCACCGTCGGCGCCATCGTCAACAGCGTGGCCAGGCGCAACCGCATCGAGGCCATCGTCGCCAAGGAAATCGCCTCGCGCAAGGTCAAGCATGCGGACCAGCTCGGCGAATCGGATGCGTCCTTTCTTCGCCGGCTCGCGCAGACCTACGACTGCCTGTGCACCGTGAAGAACGGCAAGCTCCTGTTCAGCCAGGCGCGCGCCGCGCGAACGCCGAGCGGCAAGGTGCTTCCGCCTGTGGTCATCACGCGGCAGGACGGCGACAGGCACCGGTGGAGCCGCGCCGATCGCGACGCATACAGCGGCGTGAAGGCTTGGTGGAACAACATCAAGACCGGGCGACGCAGCAGCGTCATCGCCGGCCTGAGTGGCCGCGGGAAAGAGCTGCGCACGACCTTCGCGAGCGAAGCGGACGCACTGGCCGCGGCCCGCGCCGAGTGGCTGCGCATTCAGCGCGGGATCTTCGATTTCGAGATCACCCTCGCCTACGGCCGCGCCGACATCACGCCCCAACGGCCCGCGCGTGTGGCCGGCTACAAGCGGAAGATCGATGAAACGCCTTGGATCGTCGCCAGCGTGCGGCACACGATCGACCAAGCCGGCTACATCAGCCAACTCACGCTGGAGACCGAGCAGACCGAGGGCGTGGAAGGTCAAGAAGGTGCCGGCATCTGATGGTCGATTGAGACGTGCACGCCAAAAGCATGCGAATTCGCGCAGCGGCTGCTACTTTCGGGCTCTTTCGTTGCTATGACACCCGCTTACATAATCTCCGGGCGCATATCACAGTGTTAGATCTCTGCCGATTGCGATCGCATGTGACTCATTGATGCGTTCGCACTTGAGAAATAAAAACGTCTCGGCAGATCTCTGAACCTTAGTTGAATATTTACATCGGGAGGAATTTGCATGAAACGCCTGCATCAGTTATTTCTGTTTGCGCTGACACTTTTTTTCTTTTTCTCGATTTCAGCGCATTCGGCAGAATATCAACCAGTCACCGCCAGCAGTTCCAGCCAACTGTGGCCCCTGACCTCGGCCTACGATAACAATACTTCGACAATCTGGAGCAGCAACACTCATGCATCTCCCGTAGCCACCGAGGAAATCGCGTTTTGGTGGTCGGGTGCTCAAAGCACCAACTACGTGAAGCTGATGCCGCGCTACGTGCAGACTTGCGCCGCACTTGGATTCCCCATTGATTTCAAAATCTATTATTCGGGCGGACCCAATAACTGGGTGGAAATCGGAAACTATGTCGACTACCCCCGCCCCAATCGATGCGATTGGATAGTCATTCCTCTTCCTGCCACCGTGCAAACAGAAGGAATTCGCATCGTCGCTACAAAGCTGGGAGGGGACGACGCGGGGACTCCAGTCTTCCAGCTCGCCGAGGTTAAGGCGGGGGGCGACACCGGCTTCAATCAACTTTCCTTCGGCGGCAACAATGCGGGGGCTTTGCCCAACAAGATGCAAGTGGCCGGGGTTCAGGCTAATGCATTCAACCCGACTCGACTGAGCAACTGGAACTACGACGAGCGGGGGTCTTCAATGATCGCGCCCAATCCCGGCGCCTATCGCAACATCTACTCCCCTCAAGCAGTCCAACTAAGCGGATCGGTGTGGCGCATATACTTTCACGGCTGGGACGGAGTTTCCGCCCCTCTGTATGACCGCATATATACCACCGTCACTTTCGATGATTACCTGAACTTTGATGCTCATTATGTTCAGATCGATCACGGCAATTGCCAGAATGTAGGGAATGAGTCAGTAGTACGAGTTGCGCCCGGAGACTGGCGCATGACATATACGTGCATGCGGTCTGACAATCTCAACAAGACCGGATACGCAACGTCAGGCGACGGGGCAAATTGGTCTCCAAACACTGGTGGCACCACCATGCTCAATGTCACCGGCTATCCCAATTGGGCAGCGGGCGACTACAACGGGGTCAATCCGATTATTAAAGACTCCAATGCGGTGTGGCACTACTACTTCATGGAGTCGAGCACCAATCCCGGGGTGGAACACGCGACAAGCACCGACGGCGTGAACTTTGCGTTTGTCAATCGCGCTCAGCAGGAGCCGATGCGAGCATTGAACGATGTAAAGGCCTTTTCGTATGGAGGCTCCACTCACTATCTTTCGTGCTATCACATGGGACAGTCGAATTTGTGGATGTCCACCAGTACGAGCCTGAGCGATCTGGGCCCGACCAAAGTTGCCTTCAGCAGCTATAGCAACGAAGACAAGATGATGATCACCTGCGGGTGGGTGCAAGACGGCACGCGGGTGTATGGCATGTTGTACGGCGCATGCGCTGCCGATTGCGACCCTGCTTTCCCAAGCCGAAATCGCTTGTTTGCTCGCTGGCTTCAGAAGAAAGTGGTCTTCCAGAACAACTATGTGACTTGGGACGTGAGTACTGGGTTCGGAATGAAAAATTCTCGACTAGCCATGAGCAACAAGATTGAGACTGGTGTCTTCAAAATTTACGACACAGACGGCCAAACTCTCCTCTATACGAGCCCGGTTGTCACAGTGCGAGAGGGTGATCTGTGGAACTACGCCGGACCCTAGTCGGGCCCTCTTTCCACTCCTAGCTTGACGTCGCGCAGCCCCTGCCAGCTCGCTGCACTACAACCTCACCGCCCAGGACGGCGAACATCACAACTGGAGCCGCGCAGACCACGACGCATGCAGCGACGTGCAGGCTTGGTAAAACAACATCAAGACCGGCCGCCGCCGCAGCGTCACCTCCTGCCTCAGCGACCGCGCGAAGGAACTGCACACGACCTTCGCCAGCGAAGCGGACGCACTGGCCGCGGCCCGCGCCGAGTGGCTGCGCATTCAGCGCGGGATCTTCGATTTCGAGATCACCCTCGCCTACGGCCGCGCTGACATCACGCCTCAGCGGCCCGCGCGCGTGGCCGGATACAAGCGAAAGATCGACGAGACGGCATGGATAGTCGCCAGCGTGCGGCACACGATCGACCAAGCCGGATATGTCAGCCAGCTCACGCTGGAGACAAAGCAGGCTGAAAGCGTGGAAGGTCAGGAAGGCGCGAGCGAAAACAGCTGAAAAACCGGCCGTGTGCGAGACACGTGGCACAGCGCGACTATTCGCCGTTTTCACAGAACCGGTTGATCGCTGCTTCAACGGCCATGGCGATTCAGACTGGTCGCTCGATTGAGAGGGCGCCCTTCCGTTATCGTTGTTCAGCTGGCCCCCTGCCTCCCTGTTGAACTGCAGCGTTCCAATAAGCCCCCGCTTCAGCGCGTCCCAAGCCGATTTGATGTCAAGCGCTTTGCATCGCCAGCTGCTTTAGCCATCTTCGCGGAGATTGGCTCGTGAAAAAGCAATTTTAGGCGCGCGTTTTGATCAAGTTGTCCACCTGCGTCCATTTGAAGTAGCTTCTTTAGCTTCTTCTGAAATTCTTTGACCTGTTTACTGTGAGCGAACCCCTTGGTGCCATAGCTCATCTCGCATTGGAGCGCGAAGGAAACCTGAATTGGAAGGCTTGTTGGGTTGCTGTTATTTAGCAAATACGTGAAGCCGCAAGTATCGTCTACGTCGGCAAGCGAACACGCCGCGAAGAAGAGAGCGTACGGGCGAGCCTCGTCATCCACGGGCAGTGATTCATCGATCTTCGCCATTGCCAGCGGCAGCCCGACTTTGAAGAACTCATAACCGTAGCAGTGCCTAACAGCCTGTGTAAAGAACCATAGCAGTTGCATTTCGGTAAGAGCTGTGAGTCCCGACTGGCTACGGCCATGCCTGATATCCAAATAAAGTCGTGCGGCCTCGACAAGCACTACATCTAAAGCCTTTTGAATGTGAGCGTAATGGGTCTCGTAGCCCGCGAGCAAGTAGTTGCCCATATTAAGCAATCGATGCACACGGTGAGAAATGTCTTTAACGTCAACCCCGACTAACGCGTCGATTAGGTCGGGGCATTCGGATCTGGTTCCTACGTAGAAGAAATAGGTATTCGCCCAGTACGCATCGAACGCCCGTTCACTGACAACAAGATCGCGCGCTTGAAATGCATCTTTTGCGTAGAGGTATTCTGCAAATGATCGATGCTTAAAGAACACCGCATCGGTATCTTCGAATACGCCAAAGACCATGGATCGATTTATGAGGTAGTCGAATGTCTCATCCAGCGGAACACCCATTTGCCTGTCCGCCAGAAACGCGCCGAACATTTGCTTTATCTCACTTTTTGACATGTAGACAATTTGATTGTCAATCATGTGCCGAGCTAAAAGTCTGGCCAATCGCTCCGAAGCCTTGTACTGCTTTTCCGTCGAAATTCCGCGTTGTTCATCCCAGCGACCAAGCATCAATTCGACCGTCTTCGCGTAAAGCTCGGTCAAATTAGAAGGAAGCTCGTATTTTTCCTGTTTAACAATGTTCGCAAGCAATGTGGCTGCTATGGGATTCTGTGGCAATTGCTTGAATAATCCGGAACTCGCGAGGTCGTCAACCAGGCGACCTGGAAGTTGCATTGTTTCGAAGACCTGCCTGAGATAAGTGACAATCTTCCCAATGCTCAATGGTCTAATGCGATACCTCTTCACTCCGCTGTGCAGCGACGCGATTTCCCCCAGCTCTTTCCAAGGGCGACTTGTCAAGACTAGCGTTAACGTGGGGTCAGATTTAGACGCCAAAATTATTTCATCGATCTTGACTTTGCATAGGTCATGATCAGCTAGGGCTTCGTCAACCCCGTCGAAGATTACCAATATTCTCCCGCCGGAAGCCCGTATCTTGGCTAAACACTCTTCTCCGATAGCGCCATTCACAAACTCGCTCAACGACTTGCCGGAGTCAACGAAAGATTTGAAAGTGGCGTAAACAGGCAGCGCCAATGATGTCTTGAAGTTTGACACAGTGGCGAAGTGTGTCGCTAGGCGTCGAGCTAAGTGGGATTTTCCAAATCCCATTTCGGCTTCAACGATAGATATCCGGTTCTCAAGAACTTCTTCTTTTAGGTTGACCAAGCGCGGCTGGGAGGCGCGACGCTTTTGAAGATACCGGTCGGACTCCACTTCTTCAACGTCCACTTCCATCTGAAGAGCGTTGACATGTGGAGAGGTGGCTATCGACGTTTGCGCGGTAATCACGCCCAAACGCTTGTCAAGCATTCCTAAATACCTGCCCACGGCGCCATCGATTTCTTCCCAGAAATGCGGGGCATGGCGATCGATTTGCTCCACGAGCCAATCAGACTCAAAAAAATGAATCTTTCGAGATTTGAATTTTTCTTCGATTCGTTCCTTGGCGTTATGGCTTATGGTTTTCGAAGTAACAACCCATACCTCTGGCAGCCGAACGGTTTCCATTCCGCCTTTGATCTTGCGAGCATCGCCACACTCGTCGATCTGCCGTTCCACATCTGCAAAGGACTGCAATATCTTGTCAGTCTTTGCCACGACGCCGATAAAGTTCGTTCTCCCTAAGTCTTCGTCGTGCCTCTCAATGACGAAGTCCGCTCCTCTTTCATTTGGACCATGTGTATATTCGACGTGCCGTACGTGCGTCAGTTGCCGAAAGATGCTCTCCAGAAGTGGGTGTAGCTCGCCTACCTCACTGTCGATTTTCTCAACGCGCTGCCTCTTGCTCGCTCCGTCCATATTCTTCTTTCAGGTGTGGCGCTCCGGTGATACCGCTGACGGAGCGCGCGTGATCGTTGCTTAATGTAACGCGTGCACTGAACCCATGGCTTCCAGCGTGTGCGGAATGAGCAACGCATGCGACCCATCGAAGACGCTCTCTAGCGAAGAGCGCTCAAGGGTTGCGAGCAACGTGCTCCAGAAAGGAAAAGAATTGAAGAAGGCTGAACTCCAGGTTGCGGTCCCCAAATACAAGCTTGGGAAACAGCTGGGGGCAGGAGGCAACGCGATTGTCTACAAGGCGACGGCTGGCTCGGCGACCGTTGCCGTCAAGTTTCTGGTCAATTCGGATCGGAAACGCTTTGCCAGATTTCGGGACGAAGTGCTGGTGGTCACGACGACCCTGAAGGGCTCACCACGCGTGATCCCGATTCTTGAGCATCACTTGGCCGATCCACAAGAGGCCGCGATCAGCTGGTACTCCATGCCGGTGGCAACTACCTTGCGTAAGCACTTGTCGACCGCCAGCCAACTCGAGGTCATCGACGCGATAGCGCATGTGAGCGAAGGGCTCGCGGAGCTCCACGCCTTGAATGTGGCTCACCGCGACATCAAACCAGAGAACCTGTTTTTCCACGACCAGACTTACCGGTTCGGAGACTTCGGCATAGCGAAGTTTCCCGAGCGCGCAGGCCTCACCACTGCGACCGAGCCGATGGGCCCCGCCGGGTACATGGCCGACGAGATGATTCGCGATTCAATGAATGCGAACCCTTTCAGCGCGGACATACTCAGCCTGGCGAAGACACTGTGGGTATTGCTCACGAATCAGAAATTTCCGTTTCTGGGCCAGTACATGCGGCACGGCCGCTATTCACTCGATCAGCTATTGCCCAAGAGCGAGTTCATTCACGAGCCTCTCGACGACCTCCTCGAGGCGAGCACACATTCGATCCCGGAGCGACGCCCCACTGCACTAGAGTTCGCCGAAACGCTCCGTCGTGTCATAGAGGCGCAAAAGGATTTTGGGATATCCAATCCTCTGCAGTGGGCCGGGGCGGAAGCTTTAGCTTTGGCGGTCCCCAGCGCTCGAATTGAGTGGACGACGCCCGGGTCCATCGTCCAGGTCTTGCGATTGCTTAGCCGGCGAAGGGCGCTTAACCATTGTTTTTTCCCGAGTGGCGGCGGCCTGGACGTCACGGGCGCGGATCTTGTTGAGGGCGACCAAGCCATCATGCTTTGGCATGCCGAAGATCGAAGCCTTGGAACGGTGGTCAAGCCGACCAAGTTGACGCTCGAGCGCCTTGCGGCGGGACCTCATGGAAGCTATGCGACGCTTGAGACCGGCAAGCTTCAACCGTTCGATGTCGACCGGAAAAGCGAGTGGGATGAAGACCTGCTTCGATTCGACGACTACAACTACGCCGAGTTGCCGCCGGACAACGAATACTGGCCCAAGAACGCTATCCGCGTCTCGCGTTACTTCAAGCCTGGCATGTTCATCATCGCACCCAAGGCAGGCATCTTTAACCAACTTGACAGCTACGAAGGCAAAGGGAACGCGCTGGGGCGAGACCGTTTGCGGGAGCGGTTCGAAGCTGCGATTACGCCACGTAACTTAGCCGCCCCCGCCTTCCATCTGAAGAGAAGGGTGCAGCTCGTCACAGAGCAACCACCAACAAGTGTGTTCTTGCATGGCTTGTCACTGGAAAAATTTAAACGCGCGCTGGAGCTTGATGCTGCGTCGCGCAAAGAACGATCCGGAGATGATGGTGACTGGTTTGGAGATTCACCTGTAGACCCCGCTACGCCAAGACCGAACGTCAAGGAGTTCTTGACCAACTTATCGCGCTCCGAATTTGCCGAGCTCTACACCTTGTTTGAATTCGGTCGTGGTGACATCGACTCTGCCGAGCAATTGGCGACGCATATCAACGAAAACGCGAAGAGCGCGCTTGACGTGCAGTATTTCAGTGAGAAGTTCGGGAACGGGTATTTTTTGAAGGCCCTCGAACGCTTCGGACTTATCCCTGCCGGAGATTGGACCGGCAAAGACGGTTAGCGATGGGCGATGTGAGGGCGCAGCGCCAGCACAACGCGTCGCATCTGTCCCCCTACTCCGCCGCCTCCGTGGCAGCGTCCCCCATCGCCATGAACATCCAACGGGCCAGGGTCCAGAGGACCAGACCCAGCCTACCCGTTGGCCCTCTTCGGTTGCGCGAGCGCATCAAGAACGCCGCGTGCCGCGGCGCGGCCTCGCTCGTCCGCCGCTTCATAGTTATCGAGCAGCGCAGCCTCTTCGCGCGTCACTGCCCGCATGACGGTATCCCCCGATGCCGTCGACAGCGATTGCTCGTCATTGGCCGAAGAAGCCCTTTCATTGAGCGTTCGGTTGCCTGAGAAAAGAAACGCCACATCCACGCCGTGCGCAGCCACGCGGGCTAGGTAGTCCGCATCGGGAGCCCGCTTTCCGGTCTCGTAGTTCGACTGAGCGTTCAGCTTCACGCCGCCAAGCTCCGCCAGCGCCTCCTGAGACAGGCCCAGACGCTTGCGCTCCTCTCTCAGTCGAGACGAAAAATCACCCATATGGATAAAAACCCGTTGAACTTCATCCATTCGAGTGATAAAGTCCGCCGCACACACAAATTAATCCGTTCGGATATTAAACGCATGGCTCACACTGCCCGTCGCCGTGGTCGCCCCGAGCTTCCGCCCGAGATTCGCCTCGTCAACGAAGCGCCTATCGCCATGCGCCTCGCCCCAGACGAGAAAGAACGCACCCAGCAATACGCAGCGCGCGAGGGCCGCTCCCTCGGCAACTTCGCGCGCCGCGTCTACCTCAAGGGCCTCGCGCAGTACGAGGCCGAACAGGCCGGCGCCGCCACATCCGCCGCCTGACCCACCGCACCAGTCTCTCCCCTCCTTTGCCCGAAGGACTCTCGACGATGTACCCCGATCCCAAGCGCGTGCGCGACAACCGCCAGACCGTCCGGTTTGACGACTACGAAGACGAGCTGCTGCGCATCCTGTCCAAGATGACCGGCGCCCAGACCTCGACGCTCATCCGCGAGCTGGCCATGCGCCAGGCCGAAGAAATGCTGGCCGACGCCTTCTTCGGCCAGGAACCCAAGGCCGACGCAAGTCTGCCCCGCGCCGCGGGCTAAGCCCAGCCGCACCAACGCGGCTTGAAGCCAGCGCAATACACGCCGAATGTCTGACGAAAAGATGACGTCCACAGAGATCCAACTCACCGACGCCGAACACGACGTGTTCGACCGGGTGCGCCGGGAGCAAGGTCTGGCGGACGTCGCCGAAGCCATGGAATGGCTGGTGCGGACCCGGCTGCGCAAGGGCATCGAACACATCACCGGCCGCCGTCGCGGCCCTCGTCTGGCTACCTCGGGAGGAAAGCGGCAATGAGCGAGAGCCTTCACGATCACGCGGCCGATGCCGGCAACCGCTACATGCGGATCACCATCGAGTGCCCGCACTGCGGCACCCGCTGCGTGGCGTGCGACAGCCGCGCCATGAGCAAGACCATGCGCGAGATCACCTACCGCTGCCGCAACTGGCGGTGCGGCTTCACAGGTGTGGCAACGCTGGAGTTCCAGCGCGTGCTGGTGCTCTCCAGCATCCCAGCGGCAGACGTTTCGCTGCCGCTCTCGCGCCACATCCGCCGCGGGCAGCTCGCTCTGGCGCTGGCGGACGAAGACAACGTCGCCGACGACGAAGCCGCCTACGTCGCGAACCTGCACACGCCCACCAACGACTGGGGCACGGGCGGCGCCATGAGTGGCGCCCCGCCCGACTGATCTAGTCCCGCGCCCTCGCGGCGCTCCATCCCTCGCCCACCCCCTGCCACGCGCCTTTTTCAAGGCGTGCGGCCCTTCTCACGCCTTTTTTCAGCACAGGAGCCGAAGTCATGTCTCTCAACGCCCGCCGGTTCACCGACAAGCCTGCCCAACGCATCGAGGTGCCCAAGATGTCCAAGGTCACACGCGAACAGGCCGCACGCCTGCCGCTGCTGGAGCGCGTGCTGCTGCAGGAGCACCAGCGCCACGCGGCCCGGCTGGCGGACCTTCGGTGCGTGGCCGACAAGCTCTCGGCGCTCGATGCCATCGTGCGCGCCGCCCAGGCCGACGGCGCCTACATCGACATCCCCGACGTGCGGCAGAGCTGCATGAACCACCGCGTCAGCGGCCATGGCCGGCGCGTGAATGCCGTGGTGCTGCGGCCGGTGGACACGCTTTCGTGCTGGCGCGAACCCAAGACACAGAACGCCGTCGCCAATGCATTGCTGGCAGCCGGCTGGCGCGTGGTCAACGTGGAAGCCGCTCGCTCGGATATCTCGCGCGATGTACTGATCTTCATGCACGGCATGCGCGCTGTCGAGACAACGTGCATGAGGCAATGGGTCATCGACGCCATCGAGGCCGGCCACATCACGGCCGCGACCGAAGGCCGCCACCCGGCCACGGACACGGGCAAGCCGCTGAACGCAGGCAACGCAGCGGCCGAGCACGCCGCCCGCGAACTCTGACCGCATGCACCCCCACGAGCCCACAGAACCACCCGCGTTCCCAGGCCCGGCCAAACCGACACCGATTGCAGATGGCATCCCCAACCCGTTCTATGCCCGCCACGCGGCCCGCCTGGCCGAGCTGCGCGAAGAGTTCGCCCAAGGCACCGGCAGCGCCCGAAACATCACCGCAGCGGAGCGGGAGTGGGAAGGCATATCGAAGCGTTCGCGCGCAATGCTGCTCTTCTGGGCGGGCTACGACGTCAACAGCATCGCCTTCGCCGTCGAGCGCGCATGGCGCGAGCTGCCCCCGCTGGAGCGCACTGCGGTCGGCGAAGCCATCCGCGAGCTGCAGAACGACCTGCGCACGGTCTTCGCGCTGACCTTGTAGGCCCGCCATGCGCATCGTCGCCAAACGTCACGCCAAGCCCGATCCGGTCTTCTGGATGCGGCGTCGCTCCAACCTCCCGCACGACCAGCACGTCGCGCGGGTGGCGCGCGAAATGGATGCGCGCATGCGCGGCGAGCTGCCGCCGCAGTGGGGGCCGGCGTTCGACACGATCATGCCGCTCAAGCCCACGGTGCGCGCCGTGGGCGGCGACTGGCTGAGCTGGAACCTCGCGCGCGTCGATGCGATGCGTGCGTTCGAGCACGAGCACAAAGACATCCTGCATTGGGCCGTGGGCGACTCCGAGGTATGCGCCCGCGCCCGGCGCTGCGCCAGCGCGCTCGACGACTTGCTCAACGGCCACCCGCTGCCGATGAGCCTGCAGGACAAGCTGGACACGGCGCTCGACTACTGCGAGCGCCTGGGCGTCGACAAGCCGAACTCCAAGACGCCCGAGGGCCTGATCGCCCGCGCCATCACCGAGCAATGGTGGCGCCGCGCGCTGCGCCGCAAGGTGGCGCGCACGGTCGAGCATGCGGCCATCAAGCTGGGCGTGGTGCACCACCGCAACGGCGGGTACGCCAGCGATGAGGCCTGCCGTCGGCGCGCCGACCAGAACAAGCGCAACGCCGACCTGCTGGCGCGCGTGAAGATGCGCAACGAGGCCGGCCAGGTCTACAGCCTGGCCGAGCTGGCCGCGCTCTCGCCGAGCAACCGCGACATACGACGCGGTGAGCTAATGACGCGCATACGCGGCTGCGAGGAGTTCGCCGACGCCAACGGGCACCACGGCCTATTTCTCACGCTCACGTGCCCGAGCCGCTTTCACGCAGTGCTCTCGGGCGGCAAGTCGCGCTGGGCGAAGCCGAGCCGCAACAACAAGTACGAGGGCGACTCGCCGCGCGATGCGCAGCAGTGGCTTTGCCGCATGTGGGCGAAGGCGCGCGCGAAGATGGCGCGCAAGGGCATCGCGGCCTATGGCTTTCGCGTGGCCGAGCCGCATCACGACGGATGCCCGCATTGGCATGCCCTGCTGTGGTTCCGCACGCCGGAGCAAGCCCAGACGGCGCGGGAAATCATCACCGGCTACTGGCTCAGCGACGCGGGCGATGAGCCCGGCGCGCTACGCAACCGCTGCGACTTCAAGCCCATGGAGCGCGGCGGTGCCGCGGGCTACGTCGCGAAGTACGTGTCCAAGAACATCGGCGCCGAGGACGGCGGGGACGCCGGCATCGGGGAGCACACCGACACCCTCGACGGCGTCGAGCAAATCATGGACACCCGCGAATTCAAGGGCTGGCAGCGCGTCGACGCGTGGGCCAGCACCTGGGGCATTCGCCAGTTCCAGGCCATCGGCCAGCCCAGCGTGACGGTGTGGCGCGAAATGCGCCGCGTCACCAAAGACCAGATCGACCACGCCCAGATGCGCCTCGACCTGGGCGACGCCGCCGCGGTGAAGGCATGGTGGGCCTGCCACAAGCAAGGCGCCATTCAGGCCTCATGGGAGGGCTACGTCCGCGCCCAGGGCGGCATGTGCCGCAAGCGCCGCGAATGGGCGCTGCGCACCGCCGTGCGCGTCACCAAGGACACGACCAACTGTTACGGCGAGACCATCGACCGCAAGGCAGTCGTCGGCATCGAGACACGCGTCGGGCATTGGCTCGTGAGCCGCCGGCAGGCGTGGCGCTCCTGCGCGAGCGAAGCCGCGCAGGACAAAGGCCAGCGCGAAGCGCTGGGCCGCCCTTGGACTCGTTTCAATAACTGTACGGTCCGGCTCAACGATGAGCCGCAGCGACTGCTGATGCGGGGCGATCAGCCCTGGCCAAAGGCCCACGACACCGAGGAAATCGAGCCGCCGGCGCCCAGAAAGCCTGCCCCGGTCGCCCCGATCGAGCAAGTCAACCACATCGCCGGCGAGCGAACCACGTTCCGCATGCCCCAGTGCGTCCGGATCGCGCCCGCGGCGCCTCCTGCCAACGACCTCGACGCCCTGCTCGCCCGCATGAAGGCCTTCGCGCCGGTCATGCGCGAGCTGGCCGCGGCCGGGCGGTGAGTTTCCCCATGCATCCCACCACTTCAACCACCAACCGGAGCCGCATCACCATGCCACGCACCAGCACCGCTGCCGTCGTCCAGATCGCGCAGCACAAACCCTACGCACCGCCGATGGCGCACAAGGTGCACATCACCGCGCCCTACCTGCCGGCGTGCGCCACCGACGTGCGCGCCACCATCGAGCGCGTGCGCGGCCTGCTCGAAGCCCAGTCCACCGGTCGGCGCAAGCCGCGCCGCGTCGACGCGCTGCCGGTGCAGCAGGCCGACATGTTCCCGTCCACCGTCGTGCGCATGGCCGCCGTGCAGCAACGGAGGGCCGCATGAACGCGCATCGCCTCAACCATCACGACATCCAGGCGGTGAAGACCATCGAGGAGCGAGCCAGGCGCAAGGCGCGGGCAGCGCGCATCGCCGATCGCATCACGCTGGTGGGCTGCGCGCTGGCCACGCTGGCGCTGCTCGCGCTGAGCCTGACGGGAGGTCTCGGGCAATGAGCGCCGCACACACCTTCCTGCGCGCCGGCCGCGTCTACATCGCCGGCCCGATGACCGGCTACGCCGAACTCAACTTTCCGGCCTTCCACGCCGAGGCCCAGGCCCTGCGCGTCGCCGGCCTCGAAGTCATCAACCCCGCCGAGATCAACGTCGACCCGAACATGCGCTGGGCCGCATGCATGCGTGCCGACATCGCGCAGCTGGTGACGTGCGATCGCATTCACCTGCTGCCGGGCTGGTCGAACAGCAAGGGCGCAGCGCTGGAGCACCACATCGCGAGCGCCCTGGGCCTGCTGGTCACATTGGCGGAAGGCGCCGAAAGCATGCCGGAGCAATTCAGCTTCAAGGGCAGTGCCGACGAGTTCGTGAGCCAGTTCCTCAACCGCGTGGTGCTGTCCGCCGACGAGGCGGACGCCTGGGCCTCGCGCGCCGTGACAAATGTCAGCCACGAGGCCGCGCTCGCCATCTGCGAGAACGTGGCGAACTACCACCAGACCCAGCTGCGGGCGGGGCTTCAAGCCAATGGTTATCACACGGTGGTGACGCAAGCCCACGGGTACCAGTACCTCGGCGCGCGCCGGTGCATCGAGGCGATTCGAATCGCTGCTCGGGCGGAGGGCTGAACGATGCGGAGGAAGTCCCCCAAGCTGTGCCCGCTCGCGCAGCACATCGTGAAGATGCTGGCCGAGTCCGAGCGCCCCGGCCATGGCCCCAGCTACGCGACCGGCAAGGCGTTCGAACTGCGGGACCTGTCGACCAATGACGCGCTGATGTGGGCGGGTCGCAACCTCGACAGCCGCAACCAAGGAGAACTGGTCGACGTCATCAAGAAGGCGTCCGGCCGCAACCTCGACGCTGCAGATCTGGCCGCCGCTGCGCGGGTTGGAAGGGCTGTCGGCGCCCTGCCGAGCATTGACCTGCTGGAGCTCCTGCTGTGATGAGCGCAGCAAGCCACAAAGGACACCGATGAAGACGATATTTCTGCTAATGGCGCAGTACGATGCTCGCGCCGTGATACCGCTTGAATGGGTCCAGCGAGACTTCTTCAGCCACATCGATGTGAAAAAACTGGCGACGAAGTGCACGGTCGGTGAAATCAAGCTCCCCTTAGTTCGCACCGACCCCAGCAGCCAAAAGTCGCCCAAGGGGGTCGGCATCCAAGATCTCGCTCGCTATCTAGACGACCGTCAGCAGGCGGCAAGAAAGGAGCTTGAGCAGCTTCAACACAAGTGAACGACGGCCCGCAATTGCGGGCCGTTTGCATTTCAGCCGAAGCTCATTACGACAAGTGACTCAATGGAAGGATTCAGTAACAATCCGCCCTGGAGGAGACTTATGCACGCAGACTACCAACCTATATTGGACGCTCTCGATGCGCTGGATAAAGCCATAGAGACATCAACCACCGAAAAGCGTTCCCTCGCAGACATCTGGGGATGGCAGTACGTTCAGGCTGACAAAACCGACCTGCGATTCATGGTCGATGAAATCATCGAGATTGTCAGGAATGCGCCCGACGATACAACCGCACTTGCCGATTTGTCCGTTGATAGAGTCGTCGCGCGGATCGTATGGATTCAAGGAAATCTGGTTCCCAATCTCTGGAACGGCAACGGACAGACCGCAGGGCCGTCTCTAATCCTATCTCTGGTTTCGTTGAAAACTTGGCTGCGTACAGCAATCCCAGCCACTCAGATACTCGCCCCCAACGCGCTTCCCACCAAGCTAGCGTATCAATCGCGAGCGGCTCGGTCGCGACTCGATGCCGTCACTAAAGATTTGGACGGCCTCTCTGAGAAGATCAAGATCATTTCCGACGCCCACGCAGCAGCGGAGGCTTTACCCACCGATCTTGAAGACCTGAAGCAATTGCGTTCGGCGATGCTCGCAGCGACCAATCAGGTGGCCGCCGACAAGGATTCAATCGCTGGTAACCGACAAGAAGCAGATCAGTTTTTGAGCAGCTTGAAAAACTCAGCGGAAACAGCCAAAAAGTTGATCGCCCAATGCGAGGATGCCTACCAAATCACAACTACCAAAGGGCTCTCCGCATCCTTTGCTCGCCGGGCTTTTTTCTTTTCGGTTTCAATGTGGGTGTGGGTCGGCGGCTTGCTTTTGGCGCTCACGGGAGTCGCGTTCATCGGCCACGAGCGCATTGCCGCCCTGACCGCTCTCGCCATAAGCAAGCCTGAATGGGGAGTAGTCATATTGAACCTCGTCTTGTCGGCGCTAAGTGTCGGAGCACCGCTCTGGTTCGCTTGGGTCGCCACAAAGCAGATCGGGCAGCGCTTTCGGCTTCAAGAGGATTACGGATTCAAGGCGAGCATCGCCAAGGCCTATGAGGGCTATCGTCGTGAGGCTCATCGCATCGACGAAAAGTTCGAGAAGCAACTGTTTCAGATCGCTTTGACACGCCTCGACGAAGCCCCTTTGAGGACCATCGAGCCCGATAACCACGGCAGTCCGTATCACGAGCTGCTCGCGACGCTACGAGATCCAAAAAACTTTGAGCGTGTCAGCGAGTTTGCGAAGTCGCTTCGCAAGTCAAAGGACGACACCCCCACTCCGCCCGGCAAAGAACCGTCTGCGTAGGACGTCAGCGCGCGTGCCACATTTGGGCCACATGCACGCAAATGAGATCGCTAACCAAATGATTTCATTTGGTTTTTTGGCAAGAGCCGGTCCAGTCCATCATGGGTGCAACGGAGACGACCTTCTCTTCCAAAACGCGGGATTCCTGTGGTTGGCAGCAGTGCCCCGACCTCGATCGGGCCGGGCTGGCAAGCCCGCTAGTTTCTCACGCGCGCCTTTCCGTCCGCTCCCGCCCGGCCATGTAGTTGCCCGGCGTCACGCCGAAGCAGCGGCGGAACCAGCGCGAGAAGTGCGCCTGGTCGGTGAAGCCGCATTGCGCAGCA